CTTACTAATTAAAGCAGTAATCACGGCTAACCCTAGCAAGGCTATTCCTTTTGGCATCGGTTCTATCGGTGCGAAGATGATCAGAATGAATAAACCCAAACCACCCGTTACCAATGAAAACTCCGCAGCAATTGGTTCTCCGGACGCAGTGTAGTAAAACGGTAGATAAAACCAGGTGAAAGCAGCGGCGATGAGCCAAAGTATTCTGAATACCCAAGAGATAGATGTACGCATTTATTTTAACCTTCCAGTTGGTAAGCGTAGGTCGACGGCCGATCATGGCCGTGACTAAAATTTGTGGCCGTGAGCATAGGCTTGCGCTAAAGGATACCGTGAACAAGCCGCCTATTGCTTACCAGAGCGTCTGGCTCCAAGTCGGCGACGAAAGAAGAGGGATGTGATCAGATAGGAAGGATTAAATGTGGTCCTTGATTGCGTACATTTCCAACTGCTCGGCCCACCGCAAACCATTCAAAGTCTTCCGTAGGTCTGCACATTGTCATAGCTATTTTCGCAGCCCTTTGTGGATCCAGTCCCGGTTCTAACCATTCCCGAGCCGCTGCGGGCACCAATACCAATGGCCGGCGATCATGAATGTCGACCATGCCCTTATCGCTGGCTGCGGTGATGATGACGTACCCGTCCTCGTCGTTCGGTTCCAGCCCTGGTGTCACCTGAGCTAGTGCGCCAAAAAACATCGGCGCCTGGCTTTTCAAACGAATGAAGTAGGGCTGCGTCTTCTTCGGATCGTCCGGATCTTTCACCCATTCAAACCAACCATTGGCAGGTGCGATCGCCCGGCCGTTTGGCCAAAGCTGTTTGAAAAACTTGCCAGTGGTTACTGTTTCCACACGCGCGTTGATCGGGTCTGGTCGCTTACCCTTCGCCCAAAACGGTGACCACCCCCAGCGCACCTTGTCGACGCTTAAACCAGCATCCACTGATCGAATAATCTCGACTCGAGTAGTGGGAGCTACGTTGTAGCGGTCGATGGCCCAGAGATCGTACCCATTGATGACCAACTGCTGAGGAGACAGTTCTTTCAGGTAGTGATCCATCGACTCGTAAATAGAATAACGTCCGCACATGGTGTCACCCGTCGAAATGTCCTACATCCCTCATTGACCGCGTGAAGCTCCACGAGTTTACTGTATGTGCATACAGTCAATTCCTCATCAGGTTCGCATCATGAGTGTCACCATCCTCGGCCCGCTGTCGGAGGGGGGCGAAAAGCTCCCGCTCTATTCCTTTCAAATTCCGGCGGGTTTTCCTTCTCCGGCGGCCGATCACATCGAGAAGCACATCTCATTGGACGAGATTTTTGAGATCCGCGCTCCCCATGTATACCTGGCCAAGATTGAGGGCGACAGCATGGAAGGCGCAGGGATTTTTTGTGGGGACCTGGTCGTCGTCAATCGCGGCCTGAATGCCGAGCACGGCGATATCGTCATTGCCGGTCTTAACGCCGAACCCATCTGCAAGCGACTGCACCGTCGCGATAACGTTGTCATGCTGCTCTCAGCAAATAGCAAATACCCGCCGCGCTACGTAATGGAGGGTGATGAATTGGTGATTTGGGGCGTAGTGACCTATAGCGTGCGCGACCATGGCAGGTCGTGAGCAGGTCTTTGCCCTCATTGACTACAACAGCTTCTACGCAAGCTGCGAGCGAGTCTTTCGCCCTGACCTTGCCAAGACTCCGATCGTTGTTTTGAGCAACAACGATGGTTGCGTCATCGCCCGCAGCTATGATGCAAGACCCTTCGTCAAAATGGGCGCGCCGTACTTTCAAATCAAAGACGTGTTGCGGCAACACGGCGTGCAGGTGTTCAGCAGCAACTACGCGTTGTATGGCGACATGAGCGAACGAGTGATGACAATCATCGAGTCCATGGTGCCGGCGGTGGAGGTGTACAGCATTGATGAGGCTTTCGCCGATCTCACCGGCATTCCGGGTGACCTGACCACCTTCGGCCGAACCATTCGCGCCGCCGTCTACAAAGGAACGGGCATCCCTGTTGGCGTCGGTATTGCGCCCACCAAGACCCTAGCCAAACTTGCCAACCACACAGCAAAGCGCTTGCAGGCGCATACCGGCGGTGTGGTGGATATCTGCGACCCCGTCAAGCGCGACTGGGTGTTGCGAAATACAGACGTCGGTGAAGTGTGGGGAGTTGGGCGCCGAATGAAAACCCATTTCGAAAGCATGCAGATCAGAACAGCAATGGACCTAGCGAAAGCCGACCCCTGGACGCTACGGCAGAAGTTCAGCGTAGTGATCGAGAAGACTGCTCGTGAACTGATCGGGACGTCGTGTCTGGAGCTCACGGAAGCCGAACCCGTCAAACAGGAGATCTGCAGCAGCCGAATGTTTGGGAAGAGGCTGACCACCATAGAGCCGATCAAGGAAGCTGTGGCCACCTACGTACACCGGGCTGCGGAAAAGTTGAGAGCGCAGAATTCGTTGTGCAAGAAGATCCGCGTCAGCATTCGAACCGGCATGTTCAGTCCGGAGGAGGCCAAGTACGCCAACGGAGCGCTGGTTGAACTGCCTTACCCTACGAATGATGTGCGGCTGCTGACCAAGGCCGCGACTGATGCAATCAACCGTCTGTTTCGGCCGGGCTTCAGATACAGCAAAGCTGAAGTTTTGCTGATGGACCTGCGACAGCCCGGAGAGTTTACGGATGGTCTGTTCGCGCTATCACAACCGCTAGCCGCCGAAAAAGTTATGGGGGTTTTAGATGAGATCAATCAACGATGGGGTCGCGGAACGCTGCGCGCCGGCAGTGTGCCGGCAGCGCCTGATTGGAGGATGAGACGGGAAATGATGAGTCAGAGTTTCACTACGAAACTAGACCAATTATGGGTTGTTAAATGCACCTAGATGCACGGTTAAAAACTGAATTCAACCCTTGGATTAGTGTGTGGGATGCTTCAAAGATGACGTGTGCGGAGTTTACATGCGAGTTCTAATGGGAGATGCGGGTGAGTAACAAAAATCTAACAGCTAATTTAAAATTTGGGCTTGTTTTTTTTGTATTGGTTGTGATTGCAAGGTTTGATGTTTTTTCGCATGAGGCGGCGATGGTTTTTGCTTACTTGGTGGCCTTCGGTATTAGTGCCGTTTACTTTGTTTCAAATAGATCGACTATAGTGGCTTCAATTAAGGCGTGGCCAAATTCAATTTTTTATACATCTGTAGTTTTTTATTTCTCAAAGGTTGTTGCTGAGAAAAGTATAAACTCAACCATGGGGATCGAGTCGGAGTTTATCAGGCAATCTTCGATTGTTGGTGGTTTCTTTATATCTATTCCTTTGTCATTGATGTTGGTTAGCATGTATTTAATAGTGCGTATTGCCTTCGCCGGTTTGTATGCTAACGCGCTAGTAATTAATTTTTTTTGCAAGAGGCCTGATGAAAGATTTTTTCAAGGTGAAACGTCTGGGCAAGAGAAGTATCCATCGCTGAAGCCTATGTTCGCAATGTGTGTGCTTTTTTTTGCAGCGTTATTGCTTTCTCAATTCGAAAGCGGAATACGTTATGCTGTAATGCTTGATGCAATGAAATACTCTGATTGTGGGCCTCCGGAAGTGGGTTTCGGTTACGTACGAAAAAATATAAATAGTTGCTACAAATTTGATACGCATATCTTGAAGGGTGGGCGGGCTCCGATTGAAGTTCCAAGCAAGAAACCGAGCTAGCATCGAGTGTTTGAGTTAGCGATTGCATCGGGTTTATAGGTGTAGAAGTATGTTGTGTAGGATTATTCAGTCATCTTAAGGGAGGAAATTTCTGGGAGAATATGATTGTATAATAGTGCTAAAGGATGTTCTGAAAATAAGCCCACGCTCAAGAACGTAGACAGTGAGGTTAAGAATGGGGTTCGAAATGGAATTAAATGCATTTTTGAAGGACGTAGGTATTGAATATGTCGAGTGGGAAAGATCAAAGGCTGACTGGAATGAAATGTGCCTGATCGCAAACGACTTCAACGCTCAACTCCCGGCCTTAACAAGTGCTGCAGAGCAAATTTCCTCGCGAATACGAACGTTTAATGGCGTTCACTCAGTGCGCTGGAGGATTAAGGACACTAAACATCTCATAAAGAAGATTATCCGTAAGAGGTTGGAAGTTCCCGTCAAGCCCAAGTGGGAAACAATCAGTGTTGAGAATTATCTGGATGTCGTAACTGATCTGGTTGGCGTTAGAGCATTGCATCTTTTCAAGGATGAATGCATTGAAATTGATTCGTCAATTTGTCTTGTCTGGGAAGCATGTGAGCCTGTTGTTATTTATCTTCGTAAAGGTGATGAACCGATATCTGCACTCGTAGATAGAGGTGCGCAGCCTAAGATTCATGACGCCGGATACAGGTCGATCCATTATATTGTGCAAAGTAAGCCAGAAAAAAAGGTACTGAAGGCTGAAATTCAAGTGAGAACAATATTTCAAGAAGGATGGAGCGAGATTGATCATAGAGTCAGATACCCAGATTATTCAGAGAATGAACAGGTAAAAGTATTTCTTGACCTTTTCAATGGTCTCGCGGGCAGCGCAGATGAAATGGGTTCGTTCGTCAAGAAGCTTACCCAGGTGTTGAGTGATTCCGAAGAACAGAAGAATCGGGCAATTGATGAGCGAGAAACAGCTATAGCTGATCGCGACGCAGCAATGGCTGATATGGAAGAAAGATTAAATGAGCTTGACCTGATGAAAGAGCAAGACGCTAAATCACAAGTTGTTATCAATCAGCTGAGGGAGGATCTCTCTAGGCTGAAAGCAAGTGAGAAAACTCCGGCGATGTGGGAAAGCAGTGGTGTTGATGCAATCTTGCGAAGTGCTAGATTAATTTTGGATTTGTCTAAGTAGTTTTCGAGATGAAGTCGGTATGGTCGGCTAGTAACGCTCTAGGGTTTTTGTTGGGAACACTTGCTAAGTTAAACATGCGGCGAGTTTTTAGTCTGAAATTCGTCGATACGAAATGGTGATATCTAGATATAATAAGTTCGACAAAGCAGTAGCCGCCATCATTGGCGGCTTTTTTTGAAGTGTTTCTACTCTATAATCAACCTCCGCCCAACCCATCCCGTCACCTGCGTAACAACGGCATTTCCGGCACCGAAAGCCTCTGCAAGGTTGGCCGCATCCAGTACGAGGCAAAACCCATCATCGTCAGCCGCTCGCTGCCGCTCAACCATCTGATCCCATCCGTTCCCATGAGCGACGAAAGTGGTACAGCCCATAGCGATCTAAGAGGCGGCTCTGTCCGCGAGCAGAGTATTGGCAGCCTCGGGAAGACTGCTTAGCCGTTGAGGATGAAAAAGTGGTATTGATTCACGGTGGGGTAGTCATGAGATACTTATGGTATTCTAATATCTAGAGGAGTTGGCATTGAAAGGGTCTGAGGCGCTAAGTATTGCTAGTTCGATCGCAACGTTGACCGGCGTTTCGTTTACTTGGGTTGCAACAAAAGGGGGGTTTGAAAACGCAGGCGTTGATGAGATTGGCTTTAAAAGTATTTCAGCTATTATCGGGATGTTACTTGCGATCGGGGTTCTGTATTGGCTAATACAGCGTTTTTCTGTAGCACTGAAAAACGCAAAGCCTGAGAACCGTGTTTATTGCTGGACGTTCGGACTTGCTATCGGATTATGTTTCACAACTTTGCCTATGGTATTAATCTATGCTTTGGTGACGTTTGTCTGGAGTATCCACTACTGAAGAAATGCACGGGCCATGCGGTGAATACGGATCGAGCGTGAGCGATTTAGGGCTCGCGCCCGTTTCTGGTTGATTAGTTTTTCATCCCAGTCCGCGTCGATTTGCGCTTGTTAGGTAAAAGTCGTGAAGCTTCGGCCTCGAAGGCCAGATAAGGTATCGAACTATCCCCCTAATACCAAAATCAGCTTCACTGAGTTGAGGCTCCCCCAGCCTACCGAGCATCGGCTTTCCAAAGCAGCTCCCATTCGGAAGACCGTGGGGAGGGCTATGTAGGCTCTAGCTATGTGGATTCAGCTGGCTTCTCCCCGGAAGCATTAGAGGGGCGCGTGCGGGCACCAGGCCTCTTTCACCACTGAGACTAAGCTTCCCTCCGACCCCAAGAAGTCTTTCAAGGCGATTTCCTCCCTGTCAGATGATGGGACGATGAATTTAAGTTAAATGCTATCGTTTCCGCAACCCTTCGAGGCAAGGGAGAGCTGCCGATAGCGGGGACGTGTATATTTAACTGATGGTCAGTAACGTTTCTGCAATCCACTCCGCCACCTGCGTAACAACGGCATTTCCGGCACCGAAAGCCTCCGCAAGGTTGGCCGCATCCAGTCCGAGGCAAAACCCATCATCCTCAGCCGCTCGCTGCCGCTCAGCCATCTGATCCCATCCGTTCTCGTGAGCGACGAGAGTGGTACAGCCCATAGCGATCTGAGAGGCGGCTCTGTCCGCGAGTAAAGTATTGGCAGCCCATGCATCCGCGGGGCGTGGCCAGTGCTGCGATTGAGACGCCGGAGGTATTGCGTCCACTGGCGCGGCGTCAGCCAGCAGTTCGAAGGGGGGCATGCGTCGATAACCTGCGACCAGGAATATTCGACGACGTTGCTGGGGGACTCCGAAATATTGAGCATTAAGCACTCGCCAAAATCCCACATACCCGCAGTCCGCAAGGGCCCGGATGACTGTTTCAAAGTCGTGGCTATCGTTGACAGCGAGCAGGTTAACGACGTTCTCAAGCACCACCCAGCGAGGTTGAATTTCCTTGAGGATGCGTATGACTTCCCAAAACAATCCGCTGCGCTCGCCGCGTAGTCCTCGGGTATCTCGGTTGCTTTCTCGGGCGCCGGCGATGCTGATGTCCTGACAGGGGAATCCTGCGGTGAGGACATCGACCGAGCAGAGGTTGTGGGCGCCGCAGTGGCGCACGTCTTCGAATTGCTGGGCGTGGGGAAATCGATCGGCAAGCACAGCCCGGTTGATGGGGTTGAGTTCAACTTGCCAAGCACTGCGGTATCCCGCGTTTTCAAATCCGACATCAAAGCCTCCTATGCCTGCGAACAGGCTGCCAAGGGTGGGTTGGGGCATTCAGGAACTCGTTGTTCTGGATGCTCGCGGCACGCTGGGGGGAGGCTCGGGGCCTTCAGGTGGTTGAGTGTCCGGCAACGCGGGCACTTGATCTGTAATTCAGTGAAGCCGCTGGCGGCGGCGAGTTTGCGGCAGCAGTGGCCGCAGCGTATGTCCTGCATGCAATCGTCCTTGATGGGTCATGGTTTTTCTCGTTGTAGCTTTTTCCATTCGCGATCAGCCGCACGTTTGGCGGTGCTCTCAGTGGCGTACAGCCAACGTAAGCGTTTTGGCTTGCGCTGTTCGCCAGTCGTTACCGGCTTCTGCGCTCCGGTCTTCTTGTCTCGGTAGTACGCGATGACGCCTGTGAATTCGTCTTTGTTCTCCTCAGCCAATGCCTCGATTGTGTCCTCCGGTAATTTGCTCTCAAGTTCCAGACTGACGATGTAGCCGCTGTCTGCGCTGAGGGAGTGCTGCACGTTGCCACCGTACCAGACGATTTCGTCGATTTCGGGTTTCACGCCTTCGAGCGTGTAAGTCAGCTCCGGGATCAGTTCCGGTCTACCCACAGCCAAGACGTAACTGAGCGTCGCGCTGCCGCGTTGCAGTCGGTTGAACTCGGCGCGGGCAGCGCGTAGGGCCGATTGCCGATCGCTGTAGGTGTGGCGCAAGTCCTTGAGGTTTTCGCCGCCACCTGCGATGGCATGTTGTTTTTCGGCGCTGTTCACGTCGTAGAAATAAGCGCGTACGCCGTCATAACTATCGCGGTCGGCTTGCAGGTAGCGGTGTTGGTCGCCGTCGGCGCGAGTCAGGGTGATGTGGGGCAGTTCGGCGCCGCTGGCGGTCTTTCCGCCGCCGGCCGGGAGACACAACAGGCAGCCAGCCTTGACGGTGACGACGGCATCGAATTCTTCGCCGATGCGGCTGATCAGATTGGCGTCGGATTCGTTGGCCTGGTCGAGCTGCAGGATGGGTAAACCGTCAAGAGTGCCGGCAATCGTGGTGCTCAGGCCGTTGCCTAAGGCGATGTCTCCGAGCACGTCGCCGAGGGTGGTGTTACTCCAACTGCGTTCGCGCTTGGACTTCAGACTTTTACGTAAATCGACGGATCGAGCGCGAATGGTCAGCACATCGGGCGCGCCGGAGTGTTCGGTTTCGTCGACGGTGTAGGTGCCTTTGTCGATCAGGCCGGTGTCGCTCCAGCCCAGCCACAGCCGAATTAGCGCGCCTGTGGGAGGGATGGCCAGCAGCCCGTCATGATCGGTGAGGGTGATGCTGAGCTGATCGGCTTCGATGCCGCGATTGTCGGTGAGGTCCAGGCTCATCAGGCGCGGGCTGATCATCTGGGCGATGTCGTTGCCGTCTACAGTGATGCGGAACGCCGGCACTGGATTCGCGGCTTCGCTCTGGTAACGTGAAAGTGCCTTGTCCAGATAACCGGTGACGCGGGAGAGGGCGACGTCGGTCACAGCAGTGCCCTCATGATGCTGATGCCCACGCTGGTCCCGGTGCCGATCAGATCGATACGGTCGTCATCGATGCGCTTGAGGCTCACTGTGAATTCAATACGCCGGGGTGTGCCGTCACGGAAAAACAGGGTCTTGGTTTCGCTCAGGCTCTCGATGATCCACAAGCCGTAGATCCGGCCGGTGCCTTCGACCATCGGCCAGGCTTTACCGGTGTTGGCCATCAGCCGCAGTGCATCGAGGCTGAGTGCGCTGCCGGCCAGTTCAGGCAGGATGACGCCGGGCAGGGTGATCGAGTCGTCACCCCGGCCCAAAAACTGCCGTGCAGGTGCTACGCCGACACGGTTGCTGCTTGTGTGGCGCCATTCGGTCTGGCGTTGCAGGGCTTGGTAAGCAGCGGTCGAGAGGCTGAAGACGAACATGCCCAAGGCAAGCATCATGGGCGTTACTCCAGATCGGCCAAAAGGCTGCGTTGACGGGCTTCTTTCTCGTACTGGATGCGGGTCATCTCGGCGCGTACCGCGCGACCAATCGCCAACGGATCCATGCCCGGGGCAGGGTGGATGTTGATCTCATAAGTGTCGTGGCTGTCGTGATTCGAAGGTGTAGAAGGTTTGAGCGGAGATCGCTTGTCGACGGTCAGCGAGTGGCTTTTCCCGCCTGGCATAACGCTGATCGCTTTGGCTGTGTCGTTGAGTTGCAAAGCCAACTCACTCAGCACGCCGATTGGTTGACGCCGATGACGCTCCAGTCCTTGAGTGAGGCCGGCCATGGTGAAACCGCCCAACTCGGCGAAGACGCGGGAAGGGCTGTTGATACCGAGTTTTTCCTTGAACCAGCCAATGGTGGAGTCGCCGATATCGCCCATGACATTTTTCAGCTTGCCGATCCCGGCCTTCAGCCCTTTAACCAGCCCGTCGATAATCATCCCGCCGAACTCGGTAAACCGGCCGGGCAGCTCAATGCCGAGGTATTTCATGACGGCCGCGAAGGCCTGATAAAGCAAACCCACGGGGCTGAAGTTGATCAGGGTCTTGAGGATGCCGGTCGTGCCACCGTTAAAACCTGCTTTGATCTCTTTCCAGGCATCGGTGAAGTAGAGCTTTACCGCGTCCCAGTTTTCATAGAGCAGATAGGCGGCGCTGGCGATAGCGGTGATGGCCAAGCCGACGGGGTTCAACATCAGCGCGCGCCCCAAGAGCAGCAGCGCTTTACCCACGAACGGCAGTACCTTGCGGCCAAGGCTCCACAACAGGCTGATCAGGCTGGGCAGGCGAATCCCCAAGCTCAGGAGCATGAGCCGCAGCGCCACGAAGGGCAGCATGACACCGGCAACCGTCACCATCAGGCCGCCGAGTACCACCGCTAGCCCCGCGATGATTGCTAAGGTTTTTACAATGGTGGCCGCCAGTTCCGGATGCTCGGCCGCCCAGCTTTTTACACCGCGAATAACTTCCGTGAGGGATTGGATCAGCGACCGTAAAGGCCCGTCCTGCTGATCCTGCAATTCAATGCCCAGATCCTGCCAGGCACTGCCTAGCGTCGTCAGGTCGCCTTTCAAATTGTCAGCCATGACTTTGGCGGTGCGAGCTGCCTCGCCTTGGCTTTCACGCAGGCTCGCAATCATTTTTTGCAGCTCGCCATTGCCGGCCTGATCCACCAATTGGGCCATGCCTTTGACGGCTTCTTCACCGGCGATGGCCTTGAACAGTCCACCTTTTTTCGCAGTGCCCAGGTCTTTGGTTTTGTCGTGAATCTCTTTGAGGATGTCCGGCATTTTCCGCAAGTTGCCGTGAGCGTCAGCAGTGCGGATCTGCAATTGTGCGAGTGCTTTTTCTGCAGCTTTGGGCGGCGCTGCCAAGCGGTTCATGATCGAACTCAGGGCCGTGCCGCCCATGCTGCCTTGCAAACCAGCATCACCCAATTTGCCCGCCATCGCGGCGGCGATTTCCAGCTCGACGCCGTAGGTCTTGGCCATTGGCGCGGCGTATTTCATGGTTTCGCCGAGCATCTGCAAATTGGTGTTGGAACGGGTAAACGTGCCGACGAGTACGTCGCCCAGTTTGCTCATGTGCTCGGCATCCATGCCGAGTCCGGAGAGAATGTTTGAAGCGATATCGGCGGTCTGGGCCAACTCAGTACCGCCGGCAGAGGCGAGGTCGAGCATGCCGGGCATGGCGGCTTTGATCGCTTTCGGCTGGAAGCCGGCCATGCCCAGAAAACCCTGAGCATCGGCGGCTTGGCCGGCAGTGAATTGCGTGGAACTGCCCAACCCACGCGCCTGCTTGCGCAGATCCGATAGCTCGGCAGCGTTTTGATCGAGGCGGGTGATCGCTTGCACTTTGCTCATGCTGGCGTCGAAGTCGATGCCGGGCATGATCATCTTTGCGCCGGCATACAGCGCTGCGCCTCCGCTCGCGGCCGCTGCCGTGCCTTTCCCGGCCATCGAGCTGGCAACATCTCGCTGACTTTGTAGAGCGGCGCGGGCCGCTGCCAGCCTTCGCTGTTGAGCCGCCAATGCCGCTAAACGTCGGGTCTGCTCAGCAATGCTTTGATTTGTAGCATCGGTTTGCTTACGCAGGCGGCGCTCATGCTGGCTGAGGTTTTGCGTGCTGATGCCCGCACCGTGTAGCCGAGTACGAAGCCGCTGTAGCTGCTCGCTGTTGTGCTGGTGTTGTTGTTTGAGCTTCTGCGCTTCACGGACGGCATTGCGCAAATCTTGTGTCATGGCCTTGGTCGGCGCGCCGGTTGCAGCCACTTGCTGACCCAGCGTTCGGACTTTGTTGCGTGCTGCTTGCAGCGCCTGTGCCGTCATCTCGGCCGCCGCGCGCTGCGAGCGCCAGGCGCTCACATTTTTTTGCTGCGAGTTGAGTTCCTTGAGCTTGTCGCGGGCGTCCTTCAAGGCGCGGGCTGCGCCGATGCTGCTGTTGTTGATTGCCCTCAGTGGTCGAGTGGCCTGATCGATGGCACTCAGCAATACCCGCAGCTTCAGATCATTCGCCATCGACGACACTCCGCAACCTGGCGCGCTCGCGCCAGTCCATCAGCTCTTGCAGGCCCAGCGCACTCATGTCCGCTGGCGCCCAATGAAAGACCACCGCCAAGTCAGCCATGGCGTCCTCTACGCAACGAGGCAGACATCCGTCTTCACCGACTTCTGCAACAAAAAAGCGGAAATCTTGCTGCCACAAGCCAGCAGATCCGCCGGATCCATGCCGGCGGCTTCCGGTGCTGTGATGCTTGGCGACGTGATGCGCGGCAGAATCTTGATCAGGGTTGCCACGTCCATGTTCAGCAACTCGATCAACTGCACGCCGCGCAGTTCGCCCGATTGGGGTTTGCGCAGAGTGAGCGTATCGATTGTGGTTTTGCCGCGAGTGATGGGCGTGTCGAGGGTGACGCTGTTGTCATCGGCAGAAGGGGTGGTTTCTTGTGTTTCGGTAGTCTGCATGGGAGTGTCCAAAGGTTGGGGAAGGTCAGAGACCGATCGCGGCGCGCTGCTTTTCGAGCATGTCGACGCCGTTCACTTTCTCGATGAAATTGAGCAGATCGATCTCGATGATTTCTTCGTTATCGACGATGAGCTTGTAGTAGGAGCAGGTGGTGGTGATGCTGTGTTCGGTGTCTTCGCCGGGTTGGTTGTCGCCCATTTCGATGGTCTCGTGGCGGCCGCGCATGACCACTTCAACGGCGCTTACATCACCGGTGTCGTCCTGCTGGAAGGCGCCGGCAAAACGCAGGGCGATACCCGAAGCGTTCACGGCGCAGAACTGGCGCAGCGCGATCAGATCCAACCCGCCGGTCTTCCATTCGAACTGAATGCCGTCATCGGAAAAACCCAGATCAGCCTTGACCGGGCCGTTCATGCCGCCGCCGCGATAGCTCTCCATCTTGCGGCCGAGCGGGGGCAGGGTGACGCTCTTGACCACGCCGACGTAGCTGTTGGCGTCGTTGAACAGGTTGAGGTTTTTCAGTTTGCGCGGCAGGGCCATGGCGCCGTTCTCCGGTTAGCGGTTGATTTGGCTGGCGAAGTTGATGAGGTAGCGGTCGGTGATGCGTTGACGCAGGGTCAGGTCTTCCAGCGGCGGGATCGGTGTGTAGTCGTAATCCAGCCAGAGCTTGCCGGCCTTGAGGGTGTCTTTTGTGTTGATGTCTTCGGGATACCAGCAGCCTCCGCCGACCAGATACCCTGCCGCGACCTTGGTGCGAAATTCGGCGTTCACCGCTTCGATCATGTCGCGCACCAGTGAGGCGTGCATGGGTTTATCCATTGCCCACATCTGCGCGCCGGCCATGGTGTCGGAAAGGACTTGTGCGGTGCGGGTGTAGTTCTCGAAAGCGAACTGCGGATCGTCGCTGCAGGTGCGGCTACCCCAGAACCGGAAGCCGCCCTCGTTGATTAGCGTGGTGACTTCGTGGCTGTTGAGGTAGTTGGCATCGGTCACCGGGTTTTGCAGATCCCAGAACACGTCGGCGTTGATGCCGGTGACGCCATTCACGGCGACGTTGGATAAGGTTTTGTGCCAGCCGGTTTGCTGATCGATCTTGGCGCGCAGGCCAAGGGCATTGGCCACCGCGCTTGCGTTCGCAGTCTTGTTGGTGGCGGTGTTCCAGTTGAGAAAGTCAGGCCAGATGACCATGGCTTCTCGCGCCCCGAAGTTGCGACGGTAAGTAGCGGCCTCTTCTTTGGTCTGGCAGTCCCTGGCGCTGATGTAGGCGAATGCGCGTAGTTGCTGAGCAAGTGCCGTGAGGGCGGTGGCCACGGGCAACGAGTCGAGTCCGGGCACGCCCAGAATGCGCGGCACCAATCCTAATCGGGATTTAGCGGCAAGCAGCGCTTTCATGCCGGTGTATTTGCCGGACTCGGTGGTGGTGCCGATCAAGGCGCTGGCTGTTTCCGCTTCGTCCTGGCCTTCCTTTACGCGCACGACGATGACGTAGGGTTTGGTCTGGTTGGCGATGGCTTGCAGGCTGATCGCCAACGTGCCTTTTTCACCGGCCTTGCCGATGGCGCTCTGTACGCTGCTGATCAGCACTGGCGTATCCAGTGGGAAGGCCGTTGCATCGGCATCATCAGCGGTGCAAACCATACCGATGACGGCAGTCGGGATCGTGCGGATCGGGCGTGAGCCATCGTTGAGTTCGATGACTCGGACACCATGAAGATAATCGGACATGGAAGCGGCCTGTGCGGTGAGTTTGAAGTCGAGGCACAGGTTGCCGCTGGAGGATGATTACGTCGTGCTTTGAGCGTTGTAGGTGGCCGGGTTACAACCCAGCGTCAACGGCGAGCGTTGTGGTCTGGAGGTGTCGGCCAATCGACGATGTCGGGAAATGGATCTCGCTGTTCGATGCGATTGAGTTCTACGCTGTAGCGCATCCAGTCCGTTAGAGCGGTCAGTTCTTCAGGTGTCGCAGTCCCCAGCTTTTCTGCGTACTGAAGCGGTGCGATGCGTAATTGCGCGTTACGCAACAGGCCATCGCGGTGCAGCAGGGTCTGAGCACTTTGGGCCGCTTGCAAGGAAGGTTCGTCGAGTGTCCATTGTTCGTTGATCCATCGGAAGTGTTCGCCTGGCCATGGTTGAGCCGTTAGCCCTTCGGGCAGTTCGCCTAATTGCTGCCACGATTGGCTGGTGCCATCAACTGTGCGGAAAACGGTGCCTCGCACATCGCGCACCTGCCGGATATCTCCATCAAGTTGCGCCCATGTCGTGCCTGCTTCGGGCTGAGTAAGGACTTTCGGAACCTGCACCGCGTTGCCAGGGAGTTGCGGACCGAAACCGGGAATATCAGGGAACGTCACCGGGCCGCTCAGGGCGCCGGCATCATCAATCAAATAGGTAATCATGAAGGCCTCAGATCAATTTAATTCGAGCCGGGTAGGCGATG